CCAGAAAATTCAGGCAATATCTATTTTCCAAATCCATGGTCGTTTGCTTCTGCTTACGAATTAGAGGCATATACAGAAGAGTTTAAAACAAAAGCACATCAACATTTTTTTCAGATAATAAAACCGAAAGAAGGTTTGCTATTAGTTTTCCCTTCACATTTAGTACATGGTGTAGACTTAAATAAATCAGAAGAAGATAGAATTTCTATTTCTTTTAATGCAAGAGTAATCGACTAAGCGATCATCAGGGGGTGCAAGTCCCCCTATCTCAATTTGGGAAAAGCCCTCTGAGGAGGATACCTTTTACCCGTCGACGGTGGGAAAAGACCACAAAACGTGCCAGTCTCACGTTAGACCAATTAAGACTGACAACATTCTAACGTTAGGAACGACATAATATACCCTTACATTTTAAGATAAATCATGGCTCACCAGAGTTCAGATTTGACAACCTCGCTAACACGCCAAGGTCAGTCAAACGCTACAGGTGACGCCCGTAATTTGTACCTTAAATTGTTCAGTGGAGAGATGTTCAAAGGCTTCCAGCACGAGACAATCGCTCGTGACATGGTGATGAAGAGAACATTGAAGAACGGAAAGAGTTTGCAGTTCATTTATACTGGACGCACAACTGCTGAGTTCCATACTCCCGGAAACAGTATCTTAGGTAACAGTGACGGCGCACCTCCAGTCGCAGAAAAAACAATTACATGCGACGAGCTCCTAATTTCTAGTGCATTCGTTTATGAGCTAGATGAAACACTCGCACACTTCGAGTTGAGAGGAGAAATCTCCAAGAAGATTGGATACGCATTAGCTGAGAAGTATGACAGACTCATCTTCAGAGCAATCACAAGAGGCGCAAGAGCTGCTTCTCCAATTACAAAGGCTAACTTTGTAGAACCCGGTGGAACACAAATCAGAGTTGGTTCAACAACTAATGATTCTGACGCTTTCAGTGCTAGTAACTTAGTAACAGCATTCTATGATGCTGCTGCTGCTCTAGACGAAAAAGGCGTAAGTTCTCAAGGTAGATGTGCGGTTCTAAACCCACGTCAGTACTACGCACTTATAACCGATGTTGGAAACAACGGACTTGTAAACAGAGATGTACAAGGTACAGCTTTACAAGGTGGTCAAGGCGTTGTAGAAATCGCTGGAATCAAGATCTTCAAGTCAATGAATATTCCATTCCTTGGCAAGTATGGTACAGCTTTCGGTGGTACTACAGGTAAAACAGCACCAAGTAATCTTGGTTCTCATATTGGTCCATCTCTAGAGAATGCTAATGGTTCTCAGACTGGTATCAAGAACGATTACGGTCAAGCTGCTGAAGTAGGAACTAAGTCTTGTGGACTTATCTTCCAAAAAGAAGCTGCTGGAATCGTTGAGGCTATTGGTCCTCAAGTACAGGTAACATCAGGGGATGTGTCTGTTGTATACCAAGGTGATGTGATCTTAGGTCGCATGGCTATGGGAGCAGACTACTTAAATCCTGCTGCTGCTGTAGAATTGTACGTTGGCGCAACAGCACCATCTGCATTCTAATTGCAAATTTTATACGGGAGCTTCGGCTCCCTTTTTTTTATGACTACTCAATTAAACACCGATACCGAACTATCCGCAGTGAACTCCATCTTGGGTAGTATTGGACAAGCACCTATTACTTCTCTAAATCTAACTAACTTAGGTAATCCAGAGATAGCTTTAGTACATAACCTATTAATGGAAGTAACTAAAGATGTACAGAACGAAGGGTGGCATTTCAATAAAGAAGATAACGTAAAGAGATCACCTGATGCTAATGGTAATTTTTTAATACCTAATGACTATCTAAGATTTGATATTCATGGTGGACTTTACGACAGAAATAGAGACGTTGTTAAAAAAGGCGGAAAACTTTACGACAACGTACACCACACTGATGTATTTAGTCAAGATTTTTATTTTGATATTACTTACTTACGTGACTTTGAAGATATCCCTTCAGCTATTCAACGTTACATAATTGCTAGAGCATCAGTAAGAGCAGCAACACAGATAGTTGCAAATGCAGACTTAGTAAAGTTACTTCAATTAGAAGAAGCACAAGCTAAAGCAACTGCACATGAATACGACTGTGAACAAGGAGATCATAGTTTCTTTGGATTTCCTGCTGAAAGTAATTACAGATCTTATCAACCTTACAAAGCACTTATTAGATAATGGCAAACGTTACACAAACTATTCCAAATTTAACTCAGGGCATATCGCAACAGCCTGATGAATACAAAGTTCCGGGTCAAGTGGTAGACATGATTAATGGTCTCCCTGACGTTACACAAGGTTTACAAAAAAGACCGGCTGGAAAGTTTGTGGCATCTTTGTCTGACAATGCGAGCTCAGCTTTCAATGCAACGGCTGATGGTAAATGGTTTCATTATTACCGTGATGAAGGCGAACAGTACATAGGACAAGTAGCACAAAACGGTGCTGTCAAAGTGTGGGACTGTTTAACAGGCACACCTAAAGATGTTGTTAATGCAATAGGAAATAATACATACTTAACTCATACTGCTGACGAAGATATACAAACCTTAACTCTTAATGACTTCACTTACATAAACAATCGTACTGAAACTGTAGAGATGGATTCTACTGTTGAACCTCTCAATAATTTTGGTAAGGAAGTCTTTATAGAATTAAAAAAAATAGCATATGCCAAACAGTATGCACTAAATATTTTTGATGATACGTCAACAAGAACTACTACAACAGCTACAAGAATAAGAGTAGATAGGGTTAGAAGTAGTAATAACTACTGTAACTCTTCCTATTACATGGAAGAGCATGCAGACAGAGGTCGTGGTGTTGGGACTGGAGGTAATACTAGATGTGGTGAACAAGCTGGAGATGGAAGAGATGCTTTTGCACCTAATGTAGGTCAGCGTATTTTTAATGTAGATAGTGGTATAGCTCTTGTAGATAATAATGCTGTAGGAGGAATTTTAAATAGTAATGGAGATGTTTCAGATAGAGATTATGCTTACAACGTATATATTTATGGAAAAGCTTTTGGAGGGTCTTACACAAAAAGTGGTACTACAATAACTGTTACGACAGCTACAGCACATGGATTAACAGCCGGTACTTCAATGTATTTTGATTTTACCGGTGGAACTACACCAGATCAATTTGCAACTGTTTCCTCTACAGGTCTTACTACAACACAATTTCAATTTACTGCAACGAATGACCCTAACTCAATACCAAACTCAGGTAATGTAAATTCATCAAAGTATCAATTACCTGATAGAAAAAATCTTTTCTTTAAAATAGCTACTACTGGTCAATCAGTACCTTTTGGTTCTGGTTCTAACGTTACATATCAAGCAAGGTATACTACAACATTTGATCTTCTACATGGTGGAGAAGGTTGGCAAGAAGGTGACTTTTTCTATGTGTGGATGAAAGATGCTTTTTATCAAATAACAGTTGAAGCAATCAGTACTTCTAATGTTCAAGCAAATTTAGTTTTATGTAGACCTACACCAACACCATTTGATGTAAAAACAACTATTACCGGTGACAGTATCCTTGGTGATATTAGAGAACAAGTATTAGCTGCTACAGATTCAAATGGTAATGTTATCTTTCAACCTTCTGAAGTAACTATTATAGGAACGGGTTTACATATAAAAAGAACATCAGGTAATTTTAATGCGTCTACACCTGTAGGTGAATTAATGAATGTTGTTTCTGGAAAAGTAAATGATGTAGGAGATTTACCTACTCAATGTAAACATGGAATGGTAGTCGAAGTAGTTAATAGTGATGCTGAACAAGATAACCATTATGTAAAATTTTTTGGTAAAGAAAAAGAAGATGGCACATTTATGGATGGTGAAGGTACATGGGAAGAGTGTGCTAAACCGGGAAGGAAAATAAGATTTAAAAGATCTACAATGCCAGTCGTTCTTATAAGAACACCTGATGGTAAGTTCAGACTAACTGAATTAGACGGAACAACTTACGGTATAACATCTTTACAAACAGCAGCTACGTTTACATCTACAACTGCAAACAATACAGTTACTGTTACTAAAACTAATCATGGTTTTATTGATGAACAACTGGTTAACATTGAAAGTAATGATTTAACAAACGGACAATTTGAAATTACATTAGTAGATGCTAATACTTTTACTTACGAGTCTGCCTCTAACGAGGGTGCTCACACATCAGTAGCTTGTACAGTTGGAGAAGGACATTCTGCTCCACAATGGGATGATGCTTTAGTAGGTGATGATGTTACCAATCCTGAACCATCTTTTGTAGGAAAAGAAATAAATAAAATGCTGTTTTTTAGAAACAGATTTTGTATGCTTTCTGATGAAAATATAGTTATGTCTCGTCCGGGAGATTTTACCAATTTCTTTAACAAATCAGCTATTCAATTTATAGCTAGTGACCCTATTGATA